TAAGGTAGATGTGCCGCGGGTCCCACCAGTAGGCACGCTTATTGAAGCCCAGATCGTCCAGGGTGGGGTCGTACTCGATCGTTGTCCCCATGAACCGCATCTGGCCCATCGAGCCGTCTTGCGACCCCTGGAAGCCGTTCATCGAGTAGTTGCCGTTGGCCCTGATCTCGGTCTCCATCGCGGCGATGAAATCCGATCCGGCAAGGCACTTGGTCGGCCGGCCGCCGTAGCGGATCAGCTGGCGGTACTCGCTCTGCAGAAAGGCCAGAAGCGCGCCGCCGTTAGTCGGGCTCGACGTGATCGCGCCCCTGCCGCCGGCGCCGCCGAACGCCGCCGTCGCGGCGCGGTTGCGCCACCAGGTGTTGGAGACCCGGGACAAGCCGCCGGTCGACCCGGCGTTGGGGATCGCCACGATGATCGACTGAAGACCAGCGAGCGCCTTGGCGTCGGTGGTCCCGTCGCCCCACATCAAGCTGTTCATCGTGCGGGCGTACTGCTCGCCAAAATCCTCGTACTTGTCCTGCAATAGGTTCACCAGGACCGTCACGTCGCGGTCCGAGTGGTTGCTCATCGAGGTCCCGTCGCCGTGCTCGTCGGTGACCGAGATGCCGTCGACCTTCAGCTCGGTATGGGTCAGCGTGATGCCGATGTGGTGCTCACGCCACGGGTAGTTCACCCGCTGGATGTTGGCCGGCGTGTAGAAGCTGACCGTGTCGTTGTGGGTGTAGCCAGTGACCTTGTCGTTGACGCCGCCGGCGCCGTAGGCGCCCTTGACCGCCATCGAGATGTTGCCCTTGCCGCCCGGGAAGGACTTGGCAGAGCCTTCCATCAAGCGAAGTAAGGGTTTCGACTGGATGCTTTGTTTGAAGGTGTCGCCCTTGTTGTAGTAGTAATCTAGGGCGGCATTAGCAATGTTGGTGATTTCTCCAGCTGTAAACGCCATGACGAGTTATCCACATCAGGAGGCTCGTCGCATGTTTTGCAGGGCCATCAATGCAGCTTCCTTCATGCTGCGCGGCCCAGCACTTGCCGACGAACCAGTTGCGACATGGATGCTGGACGGAGAGGGGCGGGTCGGCCGGAGCGCGGGGCGCGCCCGGGCATACATCGCCTTGACTTCGTCATAGGCCGCCTGCGACAGCGCCACCGCGTCCTGGGTCGTGCGCGGCACGCCCCGCTCCTGCAGAAGCCCTTGCGCAACGCGCCGGACAGCACCCGACATTTGGGCGTAGTCGGGGTCCTGCCGCTGGATGCGGGCCTCCCAGGTGTCGACAGCCAGGCGGATCTGATCCACCTGCTGCGCCTGCTGAGTGACCGTGGCCACCTGTTGAGCGTTTTCGAGCCGGGCCTCGGCTTGCGCGGCGCGGTGCCGCGTTCGCGTCAGTTCCCGGGCCGTCGCGTCGTCGATCATCCCCTCGTTGACTTGCGTTTGCAGGTCGGGGGCGATGCGATAGCCGAGGACCTCCTGGGCGGCGAGGACGTAAGGCGTCACACCGTCGAGAAAACCCTGGTAATCGCCGCGGCGCAGGGCGGCTCCGACCCCCAGAAGCGTGTTGACATCTTCCGCTGCCAACTGGTGATGCTGGAGGTAGCCCTGGAGCTGCCGGTGCTGCTCGATCTCCGGCCGCATGGTTTCCAGGGACTGGCGGGCTTCGTTGCGCTGCGCGAGAAGGCGCTCAAAACGCTTGCGCGTCTCCGGCCGGAGCTTTTTGAGTTCGGCTTCGGTCGGGTCGGCTTCCTGGGTGGTGGCATCCGGCGGGGGAGTTCCCTCGCCCGTAGCCGCTGCCTGGTCCCTGGAGGTCTGGTCCTGGTCCCCGGTCCCCGCGTCGGTGTCTTCATCCGAGGGGAGAGCTGGGGTTTCGGGCCTGGTCTCCACGACCGATTTGACTACGGCAAGTAGTCCTTCCCGGTCGGACTGGCGGCTGTCGCCTGACGATGGCGAAGTACTGTCGGGTGCGTTTGACGAAGACGCGGGGGAGCTGTCGCTCGCCGGCGATGCCGGCGAAATATCAGGTGCGCCGGACGGGGGCGCCGTTACGTCGCTGGTCGAGATGTCGTCTGCTGGCGGCATCCAGGTCTTGCCGATCCTGTGGGACCAGCAAGAGCTTATGAGCCTGTGTGTTGTGCGTGTCTAGTTAGTTTTGTCCCGCGGGACAAAACCGCGGGGGCCATACCGACCTATTTTGTTCCGGGTGACACCGAGCTGGGCCAGCCGGATGCGCGCCTCGATCACCGCTTTGGCGGCGGCGATCTCCTCGGCGCGATCGGCGATCTCCTCCAGCTGGGTCTTGCCGAGCGGCTTCATTTCTCGATCAGCTGCTTGATCGCGGAACAGGTCTCCAGGACCTGCCAATGCTTGCCGTCCGACATAAACACGATGCAGGCCGCCGCCGGGTTGGAAGTCCTCTCCGCGTCGCGGCGCGGCACGGCCATCGTGATGATGTCGGTGGGGTTTATAAAGATCGCGCGGCCATCGACTTGGTGTAAAGACACCAGCTGCAATGCGGTCACGATCGCCGCCAGGGTCACTCGCTTGCCCCTCGGTCGTTCTGCTGAAGCGGCGAGGTCTGTGGGTGGGCCACCCAGTGCGCCTTGTACCAGTCCGCGCAGGGCACCCAGTCTTGCGGCGGGGCGTTGAACCGCGCCGCCCGGCCATACCAGCGCGAAGTCGCGGCAGCCGCCTCTTTCGCGAACTCGTCCAGTGTCTTGCTCATGGCGTCGGGAACCCGGGGTTGCCCATCGCGCCGCGGGGGAGACCGCCGCCCAGACCTGGCCTATTGCCGTTGCGGCCGTAGACTTGCAGGGGCGGCACTCTTGGTCCCAAGGGTCCCGCGGTCCCGGGACCAGTCATCGCGTTAGTCATCCCCGCCGGTCCCTGGGCGTTGGGGTCCTCCTCGGGACCGGGCGGACGAGGCGGACCCTTGCCCGCGCCCTCGGGGACTTCCTTTCCGCCGGCTGCGTCCGGCCCGCCCGGCGGCGCCGGGGGCTGGCTCATCAGCTGGTTGAGGGCTTCCATGCTGGGGACGCCCTCGGCAAAGGCGGCTTCGAGGTCGACATCGTCGCCCATCCGCCGGATCAGCTGCCGCGCCAGCCACTCCGGCGAGATCCCAGGGATGCGCTGCAGCAAGGGGACCAGCTGGGTCAGGGCCTGGATGTCCTGCTGCCGGTCGGGCGGGCCGTTGGCGCCGACATCGACCTCCAGGAAGACGTTGTCGGCGATCGTCTGCTTGTCGAGCTGCGGCCAGATCGCGCCCGGGCCGACCACCTTCTGAACGGTCTCCTGGCTGACGTTGAGGATCAGGATCTGCGAGGCGGCCTGGGCCATCTCGGTCATCACGTCGTTGATGTCGTCGATCGTCGATGTCAGGTCGGTGTTCTGGCTGAACTGGGCGACCGAAACCTCGGTTGCGGTCGCGCTCGACGTAGTTCCCTGGTCCGCTTGATCAGACCCGAGAACCCGCAGCACGTCCTCAAAGACAGGCCCCGTGTCGTAGACCGCCGCGTCGATCGGCGGCATGTGGATGACCTGGAGGACATCGTCGATCTTTTGGCCCGGCGCCAGCGCGTTCATTTCGAGGAGCGCGTTGGCCGGGTGGGTGCGCAGCTTTTCGAGGTCGGCTTCCTCCAGGAGCCCCGCGGCGACCGCCGTCTTGGGACGGTTGGCGCGGCGATGCTCGCGCAGCCCCTGGCGCGCCCGGTTCAACTCCAGCTGCATGTCCCTTATCAAATCGAGATCGGACTGCGGGTAGAGGGTCTTCTCGTCGTAGCCCTCGTTGAGGACGATCGAGAACCACGGCCAGAACCGGGTGGTCGAGACCTCCGGCGGGCCGGGGTCCTGCAGGAAATCCGGGTAGCCGTCGCACACGACGTAAACCGTGCCGTCCTTGCGGTTGTAGATTTCCCAGACGCAGGCCAGGTCGCACGGCATGTCGCCGTCGCCCTCGTTCATGCCGCCCCGGGTCGAGGACCCCCCGGCGTTGTAGGAGCCCTGATAGCCGTTGGTCTCGCCGTTCTCGTTGTAGGCGGTAAAGCTGGTCCCGATGTCGACCATGTAGACTTCTTCGATCTCGTCCTCGGTCAGCAGGTACTGCTGCGCCACCCAGTCAGCCCCGAGAAACCCCCGAAGGGTCCGGCACCGCGGGTCGGGGATGATCGAGGCGCTGTCGGGGTAGTCGAAGGTCAGACCCTCGCGCACCACGAGCTGGCCCTCGGCGGCGAGGCTCTGGATCGCCACCCTGAGGCTCTCGGCGTCGGCGCTGTCCATCTGGAACTCATCGTCGGCGAGGTCAGCCGAGAGGCGTTCGATGTTCGCCAGGCGCTCGGACATGTCGGCGATGCGGTTCTCGATCTCCGGCGCCATCGTCATCGCCCGCTGGAACCCGAGCTTGACGTAGCCGACGCCGGTGATGATCGCGCGCCGGATCGACATCTTCATCGAAGACTTAAACGAGTGGTTCTGCTCCATGATGTTGTAGTCGTAGAGGACCTCCAGGGTCCGCCCGACCTTGTGCATGGTCTCCTCGAACTGCTTCACCAAGGAGGCGTCCTGGAGGATCATCATCGCGTTGGGATCGGGCATCATCCCCGACATAACCGCCATCTGCGAGGTCTGCTGCGCCATCACGAGCTGCTGCTCGGTGCCGTCCCACACCCGCGCGACCATTTTGGGCTTGGTCTTGGCCTTCATCGTCGGGTTATTGGGATATAACTCGGCCGTCCTTTGCAGAACGTGTCTTAAACAAATGTTCGCGACGTAGCGATCGTCGCGGTTTTCGGTTTTGGCCAGCTCGGGCCACTGCCGGCCCTCGCAAAACCGGCTGTTTTCGCGCATCCGCCTGAACGGCTTCTCCCAGTGGGTTCGCGCCCGTTTCACCCGGTTCTGCCAGCGGCTGACCAGCTTGCGGCGGGGCTCGTCGGGCTCGGGTTTCTTGCGGTTGACGTAGGTCTGGTCCTCGCCGACCAGCTGCTCGGGGTCAGGCTGTCCCGGGACCATGCCGGGATCGGGCGGAGGCCCCATCATCGGGGTGTCCATCGTCATCGTTACCAGCCGCCCGTGCCGAAGCCGAGCCGGACACTGCGCTCGGCCTGGTCGCGCTGCATTTTGAGCCAGCCGTAGGTGTTTTCGGCCGGTTTGTCCTCGTCATGGGAACGGTTGTCGCCGGCCGGGACCTGCAGGGTCAGCCCGAGGCCGATATAGGCCAGCGCGTCGACGAAATCGTCGTGACTGTCATACGGAAATTTGAGGAGCTGGTCCCGCGCCGCCGGCCACCACGGGGCGCGTTCGGGAAATCTGACCCTTCCCATGCTCATGCGGCCCTGGATCGACTGGGCGCGGGTCTGCTTGTCGGCGATCGGCTGCATTTCGATCATCGAGCAGAAAGTGTGGGTCTCCAGCATCCGCTTACGCAGGAACGGACCCAGCGATTTGGTAATCATGCCGCGCTCGGCCCACCAGAAGAGCGGGTGGTGGAGCTTCATCATGCGCAGCATGCTCTCGACGGTCTGCTCGGCGTTCATGTGCCGCCACACCATGTCCGGCAGCACCCAGATCGTGTCGTCCTTGTCGACCCCGACCATCAGGAGACAGGTCTTGTCCGAGGCCTGCTTGAGCGCCACGGCATGGTCGCTCGCGGCGTAGCATCTGAGGGTCGCGGGAAGATCGTTTGGACGGTAGGTGTGCAGCCAGTCGACGCTAAAGAACGTGCCGCCGGCCGGCGAAGGGCGTCCCTGGTAGAGCGCCGAGAAGCCGCGCACGTCGCGGCGCTGCAGGGCCTGCAGGTAGGTCTTGCCGAACCGGCCGGGCCATAGGGGTTCGCCGACCGGGCGCTTCAAGGCGTCCTTGCCGTCGTCGAAGGCCAGCGCGGGCAAGTCGATAATACGCCACTCGGCGGCCTCTTCGGGGTCGTAATAGGAGTTGTGCGGGTCGGTCAGCCGGCCGATCAGGTCATCCTGGTGCCAGCGGGTCTGGATCAGCATGATCCGGCCGGTCTCGTCCATCAGCCGCGACGCGATGACCTGGGTGAACCACGTCCACAGGGTGTCGCGGATGGTCGGACTGTCGGCCTCCATGCGGTCCTTGAGCGGGTCGTCGATCACCAGCAGGTCACCGCCGCGGCCGGTGGTGGTCCCGCCGCGCCCGACAAATGCGAGGACGCCGCCCTGGATGGTTTCAAGGCGGTCCGAGGCCTTGCTGTCGGTCTTGAGCAGGACTTTCGGGAAGACCTGGGCATAGGCCGGGCTCAGCATGATATCGCGCACCGCGCGGCCGATATCCTGGCTGAACTTCTCGTTGTAAGTGCCGAAAATGGTGGATCTGTCGGGGTTCCGGCCGGTGAACCAGGCGGTGAACATCTTCGAGGCGAGCTGGGTTTTGCCGTGTCTTGGGGGAAGGTTGATAATCAGGCGCTTAATGCGCCCAGCCTCCAGCTCCTCCAGGGCGGCACAGATGACTTCGTGGAACCGCTGGACCTCGTAGCGCGAGAAATCCGGGTCATCGGGGTGGCCCGGGACCGGCATCATCAGCTTGGTGAAGGCAAGCATTTGATCCTCGGCATCGCCGAGCGCGATCAGCCGCTTCAGGACCGTCTCGTAGCGGGCAAGCTCCGGGCTCATCCCCTGACAGGCGCCCCAAAAACTGCCCAGCCGAGAAGCAAGAACAGCACAAACAGGAACACGCTATGGCCCCAGACGGGGGCGGGGGCTGGGCTGTTCGGCCAGTAGGTCCAGAGGCTGAACACCAGCCAGATCAGGATCAGGACCCAGTAGATCAGGGCGAGAGACATCTCGTTATCCTCCGGGGACCGGCGGCCCTACAGTGAAAGGCCCGGCATCCTCACAGTTTTCCGGGGCGGCGCGCTCGCGGACGTGGACGATATAGCCGTCACCCTCCGGCATGGTCAGGCTCAGCTCGAACACGCCGTCCGAGGCGTCCACCGGCATCCAGGAGGTCACATGGTCGGCCCCCTTTGTCACCACCGCCTCGACGATCGTGCCGGGGGTGACGGTCCCTAGGACCTCGACGGCGTCGGACGGCGACGGGTTGGACACCGGGTCGACCGTGATCGCCGCCACCGAAGAGGGCGGCGGCGGGATCAGCAGAGCCGTATCGCCGGAGACGCCGCCATAGGCCGGGACGCCGACCCAAACCCGCGGCACGCCCGGCGTGTCCGGCGGCGGCAGCTCAACATAGAACTCCCCCGCTGCCAGGCTGCCCATCTCGGGCGGCAGAAAACCGACCCGATAGGTCGTCATCAAAGTCACGGTCTGGATGTCGACATCGCTCATCTAGGTCACCGTGAAGTTCGGGGTCGTGACGGACTTGGCCGGGCTCGCCGAGCTGACTGTCGCGGTGGCGGCGCCGGCGGCCAGCGTGCTGCCCGGGAAGGTCGTCGTGTAAGCCCCGGTCGTCGGGTTGACGGCGGCGCTCTGGGTCCCCTTGACGGCGGCGCCGTTTTTCAGGACCACCGTCACCGTCGCCGGCATCGGCACGCCCTGGTCGACCTCTACCGTCCCGGCCACCGTGGTCGTCGCAGCCGCCGCCTGGTTGGGCGGCGTCGTCACGTTGATCGCCGCCGCAGTGCCTCCAGCGAGATACTCCCGATAGGCCTGTTTCAGGACCCGAAAGACCGGCGGTGGATGCGGTGGAGCAAATGTCGCCACCATAGCGATCTCCCTATTTTTGTTCGGGCTTGTGGTCCTGCGGCTGGGCGGCCCGCTGGCTCCGCTGTTCCCGTTCCCGCTGTTCCCGCTGATCCCGCTGGTCCCGGTGCGCCGGGTGCGGTGTCTCGTAGGCCGCCCGCTGGTCGACACCCTCCTGGCCCAGGACCGGGGTATCCTGATCGTGGTCCTGGTACTGTTTGGCGAGGTTCTGCTGGGTGATCGGCAGAGCGTCGGCCGGGGTCGCGGGCAGCGGCGGATCGCGCGGCGTGCCGCCGCCGCCGACCAGAACCGCCGGTCCCCGGTCCACGTCCTTCTCGAACCGCTCGGCGCCGGGGATGCCCTGCTCGATCCGCATCTCGATGTTCGCGATGTTCGAGGAGAGGTCGGCGGTGTTCTGGATGCCGACCCACAGCTTGGGGGCGCCCTCGCCCAGCTCGATATAGAGTTCCCCGAGCGTCAGGGTGTCCCGCTGCGGCGGCAGAAAGCCGACCCGGTAGGTGTTCTGGACGATCACCAGACCGGGGTCGACGATCCGGTCGCGGTTGATGATCGGGTTGCCGGCTGCGTCCGCCTTTTCACGCTGTTCGCGCTCGGCCTTGTCCTTGTCCTGCTCGACCTTGTCCTGCTCGGCCCGCTCTTGCTCGGTCTTTTCCTTGTCGTTGGTCCTCATGAACCTTCTCCCATCGCAACAACGTTATCGCCGGCAGCGCCCGGCTGCGGGTGGTGGAGCTGCTCGATCAGCGTCTGCATGATCGGCATTACGACGCGGTAAGGCCCCTCCGCGAGCAACGCGAGGACCTGGTTCCACTGCTGCGCCTCAAGCGAGGCCTGAAGACGGTCGGTCGGGGCGTGCGTGCCCGTCATATGGCGGCCTCCTCCAAGGTCGAGACCCGCGCCGCCAGCTCCTTGACGCAGTTGACCAGGGCCAAGGTCAGGGGCGTCATGTCGACGCCCTGGTACTCGGCCGCGTCGCGGCCGAGATGCACCTGGCGCAAGGCCTCGGGGAGCTTGTCCGGCAGATCGTCGGCGTTGAGCCCGTGAAAGGTCTCGCCGGTCGGCAGCCCGGCCTCGCCGGTGTACTCGTAGGTCACCGGCTGGAGCCGGGTAACCGCGGCGAGCCCGGTCCTATAGGGGGCGACCGCGGTCTTGAGGCGGCTGTCCGAGGGCGCCACCCAGCTGCCGCCGCCCGGCTTGATCGCGTCGACGCCGACGATCGACAGGGCGGAAGCGTTGCACTGCAGTGTGTTCTGGCTGCCGGTCCGGGTCTGAAAAACGATCATATCGTTTCTCAGAAAGCTCTGTGAGGCACCCAGCAGCAACGCCGGGACGGTGCCGGTGACATCGTAGACGATGTTGTCGTCCGCGGTCCGCTGGCCGAACAGTATGCCGCCGAAATAGATGTTGCCGGCCAGCAGGTTGAGGCCGCCGGAGGCGCCGGAGAGGGTCACCCCGCCGACGCCGTCGACCTGAAACCCGTCCGAGATAAAGGCGTAGCCGCCGCTGGTGATGCTCAGGTTGCGCAGGTCGACGCCGTACAGCGCGCTGGCGTAGCTGCCATACGCATCGGGCACGACACCGATCAGGGTGCCGCCGGTCGGGTCGATCGGAAAATACTCCCCGCTGCGGCCGAACTGGATGCCGTGGCGGAACCCGACCGTGGTCGTGTTGTCGCGCCCGAAGACGAGCATCGCGTCGGTGACATCGCCGTGCACCGCATCCGAGTTGGCGCTGTAGAGGGTCAGGCAGGATTTGTGCCGTACCGAGGCCCCGGCCCGGACAGCGATGTCGATCTCCGCGCCCTGGGCCGAGTTGTAGTAGGTCGCCCCGGCTTCGAGCTGGCACAGCCCCGCCAGGGCGTACAAATCGCCCATCGGTATCAGGGGGAGGGCGCCGCCGTCATCGGCGTAGGCATAAACCTGCCCGAAAATCGCGGTATAGTACTTCAGCTGGCCGTTGGTCCCCGGGGTCGCCGCGATCTTGTTCAGGATCGCCTGGAACGCGGTCCGCGAGCCGGCTCCCAGGCCGGCGTTCATATTATGATCGACGCGCAGGCCGCACAGAAAGGTCCCGCCCTGCGTGTTCGCCGCGGTGTCGGCGATCGACAGCTCGGCGTAAGGCCCCAGCCCGCTGCCGGTGTAATTGCCGGACAGCAGGAACGCCTGGTAGGCGGCGCCAAAATCGGTGGCCAAGGCGTTGGGCCGCAAGGCGCAGTCCTGCTCGACGCCCTGGTCGATCAGCAACGCCCCCGACAGGGTGCCGCCGGTCATTTTGAGGAACGGCCCGCCGAGCACCGTCACCGCCGCCGCCGGGGACAGATCGGCCGGCGCGGCCGGGACGCCGGCGGCGTTGCCCTTCAAGGTCAATGCCGGCATGTCGGCGAGCGCGACCGTGCCGGTGATCGCGATCGGGTTCGGGGTGACCTTGACCCCGGTCCCGGCCGAGACGCCGACCACCGTGCCGCTGCCCGGGGCGCCGCCGCCGACCCCGACCCATTTCTCGCTGTCCCAGCGCCAGACCGTCGCGCTGTCCGGCGCCTGGAACAGCTGGTCGAGGACCGGGGCGTTGGGGAAATCAAGCATCGCGCGCCGCCTTCAGGGCGTCGATCTCGGCCTTCAGCTCCTTGATCGCGTTGATGCAGGCGTAGATCAGCTGGCCCGGGTCGACGGTCTTCACGGTCTGGCTCTCGCCGTCGGCGCCGCCTTCGACCTCGCCGACGATCTCGGGGAAGAACGGCTCGACCTCCTGCGCGACCAGCCCGAAATGCTCGTCCTCGGGCTGGAACGTGTAGTGGAAGGTGCGCGGCTGGAGCTGTACCAGCGAGGCCAAGCCCTGCGTGTAGTCGGCAATGTCCGTCTTCAGGGCGGCGTCGCTGATCGCCGCCCACGTCCCGGTGGTGTTCGAGCAGTTGCCGCTGCCGTCGATGCGCAGCCGGGTCAAGGCCGCGACGTCGTCGAAGACGCTGTAATAGCCGACCGTGTCGACCCCGGCCTTAAACGCCGTCGTGCCGCCGGTCACGGCATAGCGGATGCGGGCGTTGGTCCCGGCTGGGGCCGTGAGATAGAGCGGATCAGCGACCGCGAAGAGGCCCATCCGGCCGGAGATGTCGATGTAGACCGCCTGCAGGTTCGTCGAAAAGTCGCCGGCCGCGGCAGTGTTCATGCGGATCAGGTAGTTGCCGCTGGCGTCGACGCTGTGGTTCCACAGCCGGCCCGCCGCGACGGCCACGCTCGGGTTGGACAGCCGCAGCTCCGGCAGGGTGCTGTTCTGGATCGTCAGCGTGCCGGTCAAAGTGCCGCCCGCCGAGGGCAGCGCATTACCCCAACTCAAATTGGCCCCGGCGCCGTTGGCCTGGAGGAACTGTCCCGACGCACCCGGACCCAGCGCCTGCCAAACCGCGCTCGTGGTGCGCTGTATGATCTGCCCGCTCGCGCCGCCGCCCACCATTGTGTCGAGCAATGTCGTCAACGTGCGAAACGTCGGAAACGCCGCCGCCCCGTTGCTGGCGAAAATCGTGCCGCTGGTGCCGGG